AGTTGGACCGAACGCATTGGTTACCGTATTCCATCCAGCAATTACCGTAATTCTGGTGTTCAGCGTAGTAGCAAGACAAGGAACAACACCACTTGCCACCGCTTGAAACTCCACATCAATTAAACCGCCGGCGGGTATTGTTACTTCAGTTAGCGTGTTAAAAATATACGTGCCTGTTGTCGCTTGCGTGCCCACAGGTATCACCGTGCCCGCTACGCCGCCGAGCGTTGCAATCACTGTTGTTTTAGTTCCCAATTTATCGACTGTGGCATCAACGCACGCATAAATTGAATGGCTAACCATAGTTATACCTTCAACAACGGCAGTAATATTTGACGTGTTTTCAAGGAATTTTATACTTCCTGTCGATCCTATTGCCTGGCTGATACCGCCGATCATAGCTCCCGCCAACGATGAGCCTTGCACGCCTATTTGAGTATTGCGCGATAAACGCGCTGAGGCATCGGACTGCCGTTCTGTGCCGAGCGGGGTTGGTTCGGTTGAATTGCTGATTGATTCCCATCCGATCACGTTACTGACAATGACGGTCAACGTGCCAGCAGGGCATGGGATAGCCCCTTGAATCACTGATAAGAATGTCACGTTAACCAATGAACCACTACTTGGGATCACGTTTGCAATAATCGTTTCAAACACGTATTCAACGCCACTTCCCGTTTCTGATGCTTGCGAACCGCTTGGAATAATCGTGCCGGGCACGCCGTTTAATGTCGCGAATACCGTCGACGATGTAGCAGGTTCACGAAATGCACCCGTTAAAACCATCAACGAATCAAGAAAAATACCACCCGAAACGTTCGGATTAATCTGATTCGCCAAAGCTGCGTTATTATCAGCCAACGCAATCCGCGCCAATGCTTCGGTATTAATTAGCAAACCCTGCGGTGTTGATGATGCTTGCAGCGCGTCAGCACTCGGAACAACCAACGCGTCACCAAACACCGCAACATACTCATCAATAACCTGTTGCTGGATAACAGGCGCATCAACGACAATAAGCCCAGAATCAGTTAAATATGTATATGTATCAGCCATTTATTGTCCCCGTTCCGTATATTGTTCGTATGATCGCGGTGAATTTATAATTATCCGCGCTCTGTGCGTTAGCGACTTCTTGCGATGATACCAAGGATACCACCTCAAGAACCCCGTTTATAGATAGCTAGGCATTCGTGACCGCTGCATTAAATTGCTGTGCATTAGGCACGCCCGTCCACAAAACATCAAAATATGGAATGCCCACATTGATGTTAAAAATAAGCTCGCCAAGTTGTGTTTTTGCAGCCTGTGCGCATTCTTCAAGAATGGCATTTAGATCGCGGCTCATTGAGATATTACCGAGAGCATCTAAATACATGTCGTTATATGCAGTGTTTGATATCGTGCCGTTTACGTTTGCTGAAATGGTTAGAATTGACATTATTTACCCCTTATGGAATGTAAGGTGGAATTGGCAAGGATGGCGTTATTGTACCTGTTGCGTTAATGTTCCCGTACACCGCCAGAATTCCGGTTATTGGATTGTTAAATTCAACGTTGACGCGATCTGCTTTTATATTAACTTCCGTTGCCGTTGTTAACGGATTGATACCGATTGATACCGATGCTTTGCCGTTTTCACTTTGCAGCGTCACATAACCATCCGTTCCCGCGTTCCAATTGTAAGTGCGCATCACATCAGGGATAAACATGCCATCACTGAAATTTTTAACTCGTTTCGTGTTCGGTTGCGCTTGCGCGTAGGTTTGCAAGAATAGGCTGACATCTCGATCGTTTGCCATAATCCAGCCTAAGTCGCCGGCTTTTAACGGGAAGCTTAACGAAAACCCACCTCCACCAATAATCAAAACAGGGATACTTGCAACCGTTGGGCGCGGCACTTGTGAGCCGTCCGTTGTTACCATTGTGATTAAAATCTGCACTTTTACGCGATTGTTTTCGCGATCGTATGTGATCACCTTTGCGGGTAACATGCCGTCCGTTTTAGCCAATAATTGCTGATAGGCAAACGATATAGTTCCCACCAGTGAGCCGTTATTTGCGGGGTCAATATTCGGATTATTATTACTCATCGTCGCCTCGCTGCTTCAGCTATAAAATAAAATGGCGTGTCACGGTTTGCAATCTGAAATCCCAATTTATAAATAACATACGTGCCATTGGCTGCTGGATATTGCTTGCTTTGTATTTCAAGCGAGCTTCCCAATGTGGTTTGATTATCCAGTAAGAACTTAACTTTTATGCCTTGCTCTGTGAATTCTGGAATACCAATCATGCCGCTGCTTGCGTTTAGAACACGTAATGAATTGTTAAGGGGGATAAATGCGTTTTTAACCACGAGGGTATTGTTGTCGATAAAAGCATTGTACGCCCCCATTTGATTTAATAATTCAACCTGCCCCAGCGCGTCGCCTGAATATGAATAATTGGAAATCGTTTTCTCGGTTGCTTGATACGTTAACCCCACATCCAAATCCTGCGCAATGGCGGCTGATATTTGACTTAACGGAACCATCCCGTTTTGTGATCGTGAAATCATGTTGCCTTTTTGAAAATTACCTGTCATACATTGGAGCGTGATCGTAATGTCCGGCGGCTGTGAAACGATAGCCCGAACGATATTACCCACGTATATTAATGCTACGCCGTATGACTGACGGCCTGCCTCTACGATCACTCTTTTGGGCGTGCGATTCAAATTATAGGGCGATGTTTCTGTTAATAAATAATCCTGCGTTTCTTTGTCTAAATTGTCCAGTGTTACCGTGCATTCATTTTGAAGGGCGTTACCGTAGCGCGTGCCAGTGGCGGTCAATTGGATTGGATCGCTATAAATTTTCATCTTGCCGTTTATCTCGATGCTGACTTTTACGATGCGTGGATTAAGAGCTTGCGTCATGTCAAATCTTCCAGCGCGGTTTGCGCTAACTGTGCAGCTAAATTAATTGCATCAATCTCAACTTGCGAGGCAAATACAAAAAACTGTGTTAACCCGAACTTAGTATAATCCGGTAAATCGTCGTTTTCGGTTGTTATGATGAAATTACCATTCTGCTTGTAAGCTGAGGCAATGATCGGAAACCCTGCAACCGCGCGAACTCCTGTAACCGTAACAACGCCATTAATCGTGACATCAAACGCCATGACTTGCGCGTCACCCGACCCGCATGTTTTGATTGCGATATCGTAGTTCTGCTGATTGTCTTGGAAGCTGAAAGATTGCGTGGGGACTGCTTGTAGTTGAATGTTTATCATCCGAAAAACCCCTTTATTTTCTTTGTGACTGCGCCAGAAAAATCAGAGATCGCCTTACCAATCTGCCGCGCTGTCGATGGTGTGACGGGCTTTGCAGGTTGTAATTTTCCCCGCGTAACATTTGTACTATTTTTAGCCTGCTTAGGAACCACACCGAACTTTGCCACTGCAAATAAAACCTGCTTCATAGTCAACGCCACTGCCAAAGCCTCGTACATTGTCGGGTCTTCTTCGTGAGGCATAGACGCGATCAACATATTATTGTAAACACCTGAGCGCGTCTGAACCGTCAATATTGTCGCATTAAGATAATAACCGCGAATTTCTTCGTAAACGCTTTGGTAATCACCCGACGATAAAATCAATGCTAAATCAATTTCAATGGGTAATATTATTCTATGGTCTGTAATGATTATTCCCGATTCCACGGGGTGTTCCATAACTTTTGATGTTTCTTTGACCACGGCTTTTAAGGCTCGCGCATCACGAAAAACTTGCTTAAATTCTTGGTTGAATACGGCGACTGAATCAACACCGAAAACGGGCAGTAATGTGTTAAAGTTTATAATAGCCATTTACACCCCTCCGGTTGCAAAGTGGTTATTGGCTTGCATGTATTGATCGGTTATTGAATTTTTAAATATTTCACCGACTTGTTTTGCATCCGCATTTTTTGCATCTATAAAAACATCTCCGACTGTTATGTTTGTGTTTTGGTTTGAATTGCCTGCCGACTGTGTATTTGAATTAAAGCCAAGATAACCAAAAACGGCTTTATCTGTGAAATAGGGCTTTGCTTTTTCGTAGGTGTCTTTGACTGATTGCGGTATAAATTTCCCAATCCCATGACTAATTGATTGGTCTGAAAGAAATTCAGTAATGGATGGCATCCCTTCCCTGAACTTTTGAAAATCTTCATACGCGATAGAAAGAAGTGCCACGGCTCCAGCAAGCAAAGTTATAGTGCCAATGAATGGCGTGAACGCAATAACTAGTCCTGTAGCACCTGTCGCCAATATGACAAAAGCACCCTTCACTAAATCCTGATGATCTAACAAATACTTAATTGTATCCGTTAAATAAGGCATGATCGGCGTGGATAGTTCGCGCCAAAACGTGTTATAAGCCTGCCCCGCATCCCTAACAGCGTTGTTGAAGTTCCGTGTTGCGATAACATCTTTTTCAGTGACAACGCCCAGCCGTTCTTGCTGCTTAATCATGTCCTCAACTTCGCGCCGACCCTGTTGCAAAAGCAAAATTGTCGACTGATCTAACCCCCACATTTTACCGAAACGCTGCGCCTGAAAATTACCCATCTTTGACATGGCATCCGCAAGCCTTGGAAGCACCTGCAAAGCCCGCTCCGGTGACGCGCCAATGTGTTCTGATAATCCTTTGAGTGATTGTCTAAAACCCTCTGAAGTCCCGCCAACGCGCTTAACGGCCTGCCCCCACGCATCAAGTGCGGAAACATTCACATGAAGTTCACGGGAAGCATTACTTAAGTCTGTTGTGTACGATAGGGATTCTCTAAAACCGGATATAACCGCGTGAGCACCAACAAAGCCCGCCACTAAACCAGCCAGCGAACTTGTTGCAGATAGAAAGCTTTTACCGATCTTGGACACTTCCGCATCAGCTTTTTTGGCCTCTGCTTCAAGTCGTTTTAAATCCTTTTCGGATTCATCAACGCCCTTTTTAACGTTTGAGGTGTCTGCACGAAATAGCATTATAAATGTATCAATAATAGCCACATTTACCTCCTTTGTTTCTTAGCGTTTTCAACCGCTAAATGTTCATTGTAGGCTGTAATGGCTATCACCTCGAACAATATAAACATGTCTTCAAGGGTGTAAACCGCCTTTAATTCTTGGAGGCTTGCTTTACCGCTGGCAATGATTGCCCCTGCCATTTCGTTAATATTTGCGAAATGAAGTCCGGTAGTTTCTCGATCACCCCGTCCAGGAAGCCCGTCAGGCTTCCGTTTTCCAAAAAACTTACATTGTACTCGTATATCGAATAGCCAACTTTTGCCATCGTTTCCCAGCTTCCGCACTGATTATCAATCAATGCCTCTGTCGTCAATTGCAAGGGCTGTGACGCGCCTTCCATCGGAACGGCAACATAGCCCAACATTTTAATTAACATTGCTCTATGCTCTGAAAATACCCCTAATTTAGGTACTGCCGTCCACGTTAGTTGCGTGGCAATCTCATACCCTGCCAAGGCTGGAAACTTTGAAATGATGAACGTTTTACCGTCCACATTTATTTCTTTAGGCTCTAACAACATATTAACCGCCTCCGATCATTTGCTCGAATGAAAATGCGTAGGTCTTCGATTTAATACGCCCCGCACTTGCAACTGAGCTAACTGGTAAGCCGTCAGTGATTATACCTTGTGACAAATTCACGAAGTTACCGGATGGGTAAATCAAGTTCATCGTGATAATGTCATTTGCCCCAATCTTGCCGCGCCCAACTCGATTGGAGTTAAGTAG